CGCCCCGTATTCGAGAAAGGAGTGACATGGCTAGCAAGGAGAGCGGAGTCGTGGACGCCATCCGACGTCGCATCGCTCAGGTCTGGCCGAACTCGGTCACCTGGAAGATGCATGGCTCTGTCTACATGGAGGCCGGCATCCCGGACGTGCTGTGCTGCGTCGAGGGCCGCCTGATCTTCCTGGAGGTCAAGCACCAGAAGCCGGGCGAGTCCCGAGGCCACGCCCTGGCCCGCACGTCTGTCGAGCAGGTACGACAGATTCGCCGAGTGCGCGCCGCCGGAGGCGCCGCCTGCACCGTCCTGGACGCCGACGAGGCCGAGTGGGCGGTGCGTGAGGCGCTTACCGGCTCGACACTGTCGAGCATGTACCCGATCGTCGGAGCCGGGGGTGATCTCAGTGGCGAGGGCTAGGTTGACCGCGACTGAGTTCGACTTCGTGCGCCAGCTCGAGTGGGAGAATATGACCCCCGCCCAGCTGAAGTCGGCCCGCGAGACCTGGAGGACCGGTGCCGTCTATCAGGACGAGGTGAGCCCTAGGGTGTGGTGGGTCAGGTCCTACTCGGCCCGTAACACCGGAGAGGTCAAGGGGCGCGACGGCAAGCGCTTCCACCACGTGGTCCTGAAGTCGGATCACGGCTATCCGAGGTTCACGTGCACCTGCAAGCACGGACAGCACTCGCGCTGGGCGTCGTGCTGGCACGCGAAGACCGTGGCGCGCATCTACCGGATCATGGTCGACCAGATGAAGCAGCGGGAGAAGGAGGACTTGCTACATGAGTACCGAAGCAAGCGCAGCGATTGACGACATCCCGGAGCAGCCGGGCAGCGGGGTGGTCGATGCCGGCGACGCTCTCATGGTCGCCGGCGACACCATCCTCTCCATCACGGCGGCCTGCGCCGGCATCCGTACGCGCATGGTAAGCGAGCAGGGGTGGAGCCTGGAGTTCGCGGAGACCTTCGCCCAGGACCTGGCCCGCGCCTTCGTGAATCAGTCCATGACCCCGTCTCAGGACGGGCGATCCGCTTTGGAGGGGCTGTGACTACCGCGAAGCCTCCGGCGCCGCGCAAGCCAGTCCCGCTGGACTACACCCGACCGATCTGGAAGCGTCAGGACGGCGAGACCGAGGCCGCCTACGCCTCGTTCAAGGCGTACCGTGACATGGAGCGCCGGAGAGTGCGGGACGCGCCCAACGGAAACTCCTACTCGGCCCGGTGGTCGTGGAAGGAGCGGGTCGAGGCGTGGGACAAGCACATGGCCGAGAACGAGGCGAATGAGCTCGTTCGCTATCGGATCGCCATGGGGGATCGTCACCGGGCTCTCGGGCGCAAGGCGTTGGAGAAGGCCGAGATGTGGCTCGACAGCCTCACCGAGGACCGGATCGCCCGCATGAGCGCTAATGGCATCGTCCAGATGATGGACGTCGCGGCGCGCATCGAGCGAGAGGCCGCCGGCGCCGGGGCCGACTCGGCCAAGGTGCAGATCGAGGTCTCCTCCAACCTGGCCGAGATGACGGCCTCGGCCACGACATCGAGGATCGAGCAGCTGGTTGCGGAGGTCGAGCGACGTAAGCGTGAGCAAGGCCTCATCGACGTCGGCCCGGCAGACATTGAGGTGATCGATCCCGAGCAGTAGAGTAGGTCTCGGGACATTGGGG